TTATTCTAACCAAATTAACGCCTGCCGCTGGGTAAATATAACGCCAGTTTTCACGGTATGTTCTGGCCATAAATATTTAGCACCTGTCTTGTAGTAAGCCAGTTGTTTTGAAAATTGTTGCGCAGCCGTTTGTGTTGAATCGGATGTTTCTAAGTGATGTGATTTGTAATCAATAATTAAAATTTCGTTTTCAGATTTTATTAAACGATCAACAACACCATATACTGCCTGAATTTTATCAGGTGATTCGGTTTTGTCCAGATACATCAGTGGCATTTCATTGTAGGTTTGAAGTTCGATAGCGGGATTAAATATGGCTTGTAGGGCGTTATGATTGTATGTGCTCACTGCTTCTTCTATGCATTCATTCAGATCTTTTATGTGATCGGGTGTGTCGCGTAAAATTTCGATTTTCAACTGAGACTGAATGACAGAAACTGCCTTATCTGATGCGGGGTAGGTGCGACTATTGCATAATTTCTCAAGCACTCTATGAATAATAGTGCCTCGCCACATAGCAAGATCAGGAGTGGGTTTTTGAAAATCATTTTTTGTTAACGAATGATCAGGTTTGTATTCATCTGTAACTAAACTGGGCGCAAGGATAAAATCTTTTGCTGGGAAGTTTTTTATGGGTTTGAGTAAACGTTCATCAATTGTGGTCGTTGTTTCAGTGGTGGTGATTTGAGCTTTTTCTATCCGCGTAGCTGAGTCATAACTTAAATGTTCGTATACGGTACAGTTGATGTTACTAACGGTGGTGTCGGGTTGCGTTATACTCTCTAACCCCCTCGCAATAATTTGGTACCAGCTATTCTCCTGTTTTCTGCTGCTTGCTGTACCACTTATATAGAGCTGCTCGCGCGCACGTGTTAGTGCGACATAAAGCAGGTTGAGTTCTTCGCGTTTTTGTTCGTTGAGTTTTTCCTGTTGTAGATTATGTGTTATCTGGTCGGTATTGTCCTTGCTAAGCTGCAATTGAAAGTTGCTGGGCCGTGATTGACTGGCGGGCCAGCGGATTAATGTAGCGTAAGCATTTTTATTGGCAGGAATACTGTTGCAGTCAGCCAGAAAAACGATGGGAGCTTCCAGGCCTTTGCTACCATGAATGGTCATTAACCTAACACGTGATTCATTGCTCTGTGATAATGGCTCCTCAGGTGGACTTGCAGAATGATTTTTCAGGTGAGTGAGCTGTTGCAAAAAACGCGTAATGCCAGGGTAACGTCCGCTATCGGTTTCCAGTGACAACTCAAGAAAACGTAAACAATTGGATGCGACTTTCTGTTTATTCTCAGGCTGGTTTGCTGCCATGTAACGTTCGATGATATTGCCTTGTGAAAAAATTTTATCAAGGCAATCATGCACCGGTAACTGTTCAGCTAATTGTTGCCAGCGCGGTAATAAATGCGCGGCGCGTTGTAGTGGTTTGCTGAGTTCGTTAATATTGCCTTCGGCTTGCAGTAATAATCGTTGATACCAGTGTGGCGAGCCTTTCAGTTGTGATAATTGTATTAAATCTTTATCACTCGCACTGAATACGGGTGATTTTAAAACTTGTGCCAGTGCTAAATTATTAAACGGTGTGACCAGGGTATTAAGTAAGCAGTTAAGATCCTGTATTTCAAGGTTATCCAGCAACCCTCCTTTTTTGTTACCAATGTAGGCGATGTTGTGTTGTTTTAACGCTTTTTCATAAATATCAACATGGGTTCGGTTGCGCATTAAAATCAATATGTCGCCAAACTCAGCGGCACGAGCCTGTCCATTATCTGTAATGAGTATGGGGGTGTTAATAATCTGCAGAATTTGTTTGGCAATATAATCTGCTTCGTCATGTCGGCGTGTTTTATACGATATTTCCCGTGGTTGGTTTAATGGATTGCGAAAGTATATGGTTTCAGTTGATTCGGTTTCGTCTTCATCTTCATCTTCATCAAATAGTTCACACAATTGCACTCGTCCGGGCAATGAACTTAGATGTGTGTCGTGCGTGATGTACCCGGTCATTATTTGCTTGATGCCTTCCTGTTCAAACACTTGATTAACGCTATGAATGATGGCTGATGAAGAGCGCCGCGAAAAATCCAGTGGCGTTGCCCGTGCATTTAAATTTTCGGCTAACCAACGGCTGGCCTGTTCCTGCAATGCCGGGTTGGCTCGTCTAAAGCTGTAAATGGATTGTTTTTCATCACCAACCAGAAACACACTGCGTGGGCGCTGTTCAGGGTTCGCTGCAATTTCTTCGAGAATCGGAGAAAGCAAATGCCACTGTGTCGGGTTAGTATCCTGAAATTCATCGATAAGTAAATGGTCGATACGTTGGTCAATTTTGTATTGTACCCAGTGTGCATTATCGGCATGTTGTAATAGTTGATAGCATTTCCATTCCAGATCAGTGAAATCCAGTAAGCGCTTTTCCTTTTTTAACCGCTGAAAAATTTCAACGTAATGATTGCCGGCGAAATACCATGCAGTATTGATTTTTAAACTGAGTAAGCGTTTTAGCTGTTCGTTAACTTGAAGTATTTGTTCTGCAAGTTCGTGGTGCAGATTTAAAAACTTATCGGCATTTTCAGTGCCGAGTTTCTTCTCCAGAGCAGCAGTGTGTTTGCGTCCTTGTAGCAGAATTTCACCATCTTTTTTGAGAAAGGCGGATTTTATTAGAGAGAATTCTATGATCTGATCGGTTTCTTTATCCAGAGCCTGGTCAATGATATGTGCATGTTTGTCACCGGTTTTGTTTTTATTCTCTCTTAACAGGTTAGCAAAAACTTTTAATTTTTGTTTGGTGATGTCATTGAGAAAACCGGTGACGGGGTCTATGTCACTATCTGTTATTTGTAATGACTGAGTGAGTTCGTCGCGCGCAAAACTAACAGCATCTGTAGCGTGAGCCGTGTATGCCCACCAGTCACTGCGGTGTGATAAAAAGTTGTGTAGTGCAGTGCGGGTATTATCAGGGCCATTGCAAAGCTGCATGATGAAATCAAGGTTTTCATTTAAGGCCGCATTATCCGGCTGTTTTTGGTGATTTAAACCGGCATCATCGAATAATGTTTGCCATGCCTGACGCTCCAGTAAGCTGCTGTCTTCGAGTAATTCAAATCCGGGTGGAATGTCGGCTTCCAGTGGAAATCGTGACAGGATATCCTGACAAAATGAATGGAATGTCTGGATGCGAATCGGGTACAGGCTATGCATCAATTTTTCATAAAGTCCTGATGCGATATTTTTAGTTTCTGAGTGGATTTCACAGCCGATAAGTTGTAATAAATCATCCAGTTCATTATTTTCCGCGGTCGCCATTTCAAATAGACGCTGATTTAGACGTATTTGCATTTCACCGGCAGCTTTTCGGGTGAAGGTGAGGGCGATGATATTGCCGGGTTCAGCACCATCGATTAGCAGTCGAACGATACGGGTAATTAATAACCAGGTTTTACCACTTCCGGCAGAGGCGGATACGGTGGCGTTTAGTTTTGGGTTACAGGCGTCGAGGCTATTGTTTTGTGGTGGCATGGGGGGAGTTTATCTTGAGATGGGGGGTGGAGGCTAGAGTGGTTGATTTTCTTTCCTGTAGGAGCGGATTGTAATCCGCGATTTTCTTGTTTGCTTATATTTGCTTTGGGTTTTGATCTCCCAGCAATTAATAGAGGTGCCCTTAAGCTTAGCGGTACTCGTACCGCGGGTGATGCCGCCCGCGAAAACTAACCGACAATAATGAGATAACTACCCTTCACGATTCTTTGCTATATACGTAACAAAATTACACTATTAGCACTTGCTCACCAACTCTTGATTATTAGTTCATAGCTTTTCTTTGATTTATTGCACCGGCTCACGCTGTAAGTGATCGGTAATTTCTTCGTTTTCAAACCGTCAAATACCTTTCTCATGTCCTTGTGGTCGTTTACGCTGATCATAAGCTTTCCCTTGATCGTTCTGGCCAACTCGGCCATTGCAGTGTACTCATCGATGCTAAACTCAACACCGTAACCAGCTGTGCCCCAATAAGGAGGATCAAGATAAAAGAACGTGTGCGGCCGGTCATATCGTTTAATACATTCTCTCCAATCCAGTTGCTCGACGTTAACGCCTGATAGCCGGTAATGCGCATCCACCAGGTCTTCTTCTATATGCAGTATCCTAAAGCGTGCTGGCGATGTAGTTGCCGTGCCGTAGTTCTGGCCACGTCCACCAAAACACGTCTTATGAAGATAATAGAATCGTGCTGCTCGCTGGATATCTGTCAGCGTATCGATGTTCTTTGCCTTTTCCCACTCAAACATCGTGCGGCTGCTAATAGCCCATTTCAGCTGCTTAATAAACTCCTCAAGGTGGTGCTGAATTACCCGATACATATTGATTAACTCACCGTTGACATCGTTCAGCACTTCACATTTACTCGGCTCTTTGCGAAAATACAGCGCTGCTGCACCCGCGAACACTTCAACATAACAGGTGTGATCTGGGAATAATGGAAGAATTTTATCGGCCAGACGGCCTTTGCCGCCCATCCAGGGAATTACTGGTTTTATCATTATGCACCTCAATATGCGTCATTATCTACTACACTCCTTTTACCGTGATCGCGGTGAGGGAGCCTTGTTTGACACAGTGTTAAGGCACTGTTGTCGAGGTCGCAGTGGATGCGTCAACATCCATCGCGACGCTCTCTTTTTATTGTCGTCTAACCACCGGTCAATTTCCACATTCCATCAATAATTAACAGCGACTTAGGTAGTTTTCGATTTAAAGGCTTATTGTTTATTTTTATATACTTATCACTCATCAGCAAAGACGCAACATCCTCACCGGCGTAGTGCAATTCAGCAAGATCTCTAGTTAGCTGGCAAACAGGGTCCAGCATAGCGACCACCTCTACGCCTGAGGCCATCCGGTTATCTTGCAACCACGGGTGAGGTACATCGTCCATATCGAAATGCTTCTGCTTTTCTGTTATCAGCACCTTTGTTTTTACAGATTCACGTAGCGCAGCTAGCTTATCAATATAATCTAAAGCGTTATAATTATCCGGCAAAATACGCTTTTCTTGATATGCATGACCATCTTTATTGTAGCCGTCTGGCATATTGTTTGTAGGTCCTGCATGCAGCCAAATAGGGTCAGGTGACAAATTAACGCCTGTTATTTTCTTATTTGCCCGGTCCACTGACAAATAAATAAAAACCGGGATGTCTCCATCGCCAGTGTTATGGGGCGGTGATGTACTTACATAACGCCATGAAACCTGTGAAGTAGATGCAGTCAAACCAGTAAATGTATTTGTCGGCCTCCCTCCGTGACCTACCAATGTTCTAAAGGCCGTAGTTTGACTTACCCAGTCCGAGTAAAAAAAGTCTACTGGTTGCGTGCCAGCGGTTCTTCTGTGACGTACCTGAAAAATATAATCCGATGCAGCCAAAATAACTGTTTTGGTGACAGCAGTTACTGAATCGTAAGATATGACTGTATTTAGCTCAGAAGTATGTACTGCACCTGCAGCAATCTGAGAGGCGCCAACAGCATTATTAGCTATTTTAGATACGGTAATGGCGTTAGCCTCAATCGCCGCACCGTTAACAACATTATTTGGCAGCGTTTCAACAACCCGCCCACCGTCAAAATAAACAGTACCGACAGCGGTGCCCTGTGCGGGCAACCCACCTGTTATTAACACCCGAACGAATCGAGCATTAGCAGGCGATGTTACCGTTGCGGAATGCAGACTTGCAACAAGGGAAGTACTCGCATCCAAAAATAAAACAGTCGATGAAATTTGCGACTTGGAAGCATCATACCAAATCAGCTCACATGAACAGCTTACATTCCCAACGCTTGCCCAGCGATAAATCTCAAAGCCATACCGTTTATTATCAGTAACCGCTTTAAACTCGTCCTGAAGAAGCTGACCGCCACCATTCGCCAGTATGGTAGAAGTAATTGCCAGCACTGTATCGCCGTGTTTATTAACAGCGGTACTACTAGCTACCGTACCGCCAATGAACTCAGTAGCTTCCCAACCAATCGGAAGGCCCGCACTAATTTGCTGAAACGAGCCATTAGGCATTAACCCCTGAAGCACATCTACCTTTGCTGAATTAACGCCGTCATGGTTGTGGTTTTGTGCGGCATCAGCCAAAAAATCAGCACCCAACCACTCCATTAAAAACTGCTCGTTATTCTTAACATTATTACCCCAGCTAGAAGTAATCGGCACTGCAGGGTCTTGCTGAGCTGCAACCGGAACAGTCCATGTTTTTGTTGGTAGTGGCATTAGTTAATCACCTTTATTAATTGTCTCGATACAGCAAACCCACATTTAATCGAGTGCTGCTTTTCAAACGGTGCCGAAAAATCATATTGCACCTTAAAAAAACCTTGCCAATGGGGACAGCCCGCTGCACAAAAATTCTTTACCCGAACCAGGGGGAAATCATCGCCCTCCACAGGGCAATTAACATACAAATCATCCGTTATTTCAATCTCTTCTTCAGAGCATATAGTGTCAGGTTTAGTCATCATAAATCCTCAAAAAAACAAATAACCTTCAACACCGTCTGGCATCAAACCATCGTTTTGGCTAAAGCAGGCATAACCATTATTGTTAGGATAATTTGCAGTACCGTTTGGCGCAAAAGCGGCAAACGGTCGGCTAAAAATAGTCGTGCGCGCTTCGATCTTAACGGTCGCACCCTGGTCATCAATCATAGTAATTAATGCTCGGGTTTTTTTCGGCTGGCCAGCTTTATCAACAATTTTATTTGTCAAAAAATCACGATAATCACCACGCTGAAAATCGTAGTCTTTAGGGTGAATTTCACACTTTATTAACTGGGGAGGATCTCGCCGGGTGGCCAACGCGCGTGCCACGTGATCTCGTGCTGCGCCATTATTAGCAGCGTTAAAAAATCGGGAGTACTGCACATCTGTTTGCTCGGTACCGTATTCGACCAACGCCTCCTGATCAAAAAATACCGCACCATCCAAATAGTTGCTGGCTTCGCGCACATTAGAAGTAGCCGTCTGCAGGTCAAAATACAAAGCAGACAAAGTCAATCTGGCACTATTAAGTGTTTTCACATCCACCGTGCCATCAACTAATGCAGACTCGTCAGATAACTGCTTTATTCCAACACCCGGTGTAGGCGGCACCGATAATGCTAACTTCAATAACTTGGTCTGTGCATCCCACCACGTCATCGCGTTTGCCGACTGCAGCAGCTCCTTAATATAGTCACTAGCCTTGCGCGGCGTACTAATAGCAACCTGATCAATAATATAATCATTGCCCAACCAGGTACTATCTAATTCAGCAAAACCAGCCTCATCAATGTAAATAGAATCCAGACCGCTTTCAATGTAAAACCATTTAATAACATCAGTAAAAGCCTCATTGGAAAAAGCCTTGCATATCTGCACAGAAGCATCTGCCCGATGGTCTTCTAATACAGTATTAAACTGCGCCCGGTAACTTGTATCAGGCCAGCTAAGCACCTCACCAACACGGGCAGAAAACCTAATAACTTCCTTACCTACACGGACGAAACCCGGCACACCATAAAGATCATAATCAGTGCCATTCGCATCCAGCGTAATAGACAGTTGCTGCACAAAATACAATGATGAATTATTAGGGTTAACTGCCCAATCACTGTTTACTGTGGCCACACGGCCAGCACCATCATAATCTGTAATTATTCGCTCTTGACCAGACCCGGTCTGCCCATAAATGCGAACCGCCATGCCGTTATAAAAATCATCCACAGCAGAAGCTTCTGTATGAAGCGTAATCGTATTAGCACCACCAGCTTGCGCCGTACCAATATCATCATATTCAAACAGCTCATTAACTAATTTTCCGCGCGTTGGTCTTGGCAACTGCACCGTATCAGCAAGCTTGACCAGGTCTTTTAAAACCAGCTTCATCTCGCTCCTGCCATCAGGGCCATCCAGTGTATCAATAGAGTACAGCTCAGTTACAAACGTAGACCAATCCCAGGGATCGACATCGTAACCACGCAATAGCTCGACAAACTTGCCGTTCAATGCTTTATTACGGGCCATAAAACGTGGCCAAAATGTACTGCCTGCAGGCACACTACGTGTATCGATATAAGGATCAAGCCAGCGATCGTCAATCGCTTCATCAACCAGTTTTATGGTAACAGTCGCGCGGTTAGATAAACCTTCATCCGGGTTAAGCCGCGACACGTTTGTACGTATAGATTTAATGTACGGATAATACGTCTCACCAGGGGGAATGCGCGAGCCACGTTTACACAGTGGCAACACAAAATCGACGGCAGAAAAGTTAGCTAAATCCTGACAGGTAGGCCGCGTGTTATAACACTCATTGCCTACGCCCGCGCTGGCGGTGCATGGTGCATTACTATAAACATTAGCACAGCGTTCAACATGTAATCGTGCAGCCAATACAGGTTTTAACTTCCATGTGCTGCGTGCATCATCGCGAGCCGTCATTTACCGAGCCCTTCCAATGTAAAGCTCAAATTAGTAAACTGCCCCTGTACATGCGGCGCTCTATATTCAAATATAGGATGAATAAGATAAGTCTCATTAGCATGCTCGACAGGGTCCCACACAAATACACCCGGTGTATGCTTTAAATGATCATCAAATGCTGGCTTCCAGGTATCTCGCACCCAGCTTGCATTAATGTTTCTAAAAGAAATTTTCTGCTTCCACTCGCGCCAATCTTCAGCCGTACCCAGTGGGTGACCGTTTGACGATTTAATAATACGACCTCGTGGCTTGCTACCGAGCGGATCAAAACCTTGCTGCAAATGTCGAGGTAGCTCCAGCTTATTACCGATTATTAAATGCGAAAGCGCTGACGGGTTAGCAGTTACCACATCAAGAAACCAAACACGTTGTGAGTAGCTAGCAAACTCAAAAAAATACGCAAGCTGGCCATCTAAGACCTGGTTATTAATATGCACAACAGCATTAGCACCGCCAAGATCAGAACTGGTAAGCGTAATTGTACTGCCAGTTAAAATATCGCCAGCAATATACATATAATCAGCAGAACGGTCAGCGTCATTTGTAACAGTAACACGGTGGTTGCCAGCGCCGTTTGTTAGCCACCATGTATAAGATCGGTAATCAAATAGACTGGCCAAAACATAATCACCAGCAGCGGTACCGTTATCAGTGGTAACTGGCGATGTAGCCAACATATTGTCAAAAAGAAAAAGCGGCTTACCGTACATCAGACCATATCCACATTAAGATTAAACCGCCCATCACCCAGTATTTGAACGAGAGCTTCAGACAAGCCATCAGCAAATTTAGCAGAAGTAAAAATATCACTGCCACGGATGGTTAGACTTATTTCCTGTGGCTGCGCAATAACAGCAGCCTGATCTGCTGGTGAAAATATCGCTGGCGGTTCAACAGCGCCAACTTCGTCTTCAAAACTAGTTGCAGAAGTACTGCTAGCTAGCGTGGTATCAGCGGCATTTATAATTGAATTAGTTGGCGTTACATTAACCGGGTTACTCGATGATCCTGGTGCACCGGCAGTTCCATCAATAGCATCCAAAACACCACCGGCGATGGCTAGGCCAGAAGCTAATAAAGCATTACTACCAATAGCTGCGGCAGAGGCAACAGATCTAGCTATTGCAGCCGCTGCAGCAGCACCGCCCAAGCCTACAGTTGCCGCCATAATAGCGGCCGCTTCAACCTGGCCGTAAGCCAACACCATCGAAGCCGACGCTGCCGCATTGGTTTGTATATCGGCAACAGTCTTTGCGGTCTGTAGTGCAATTAAAATTAATGTGATTGCTCGGTTATCATCAGCAAATCGACGAAGCAAATTAAGACCCTGCGTAAATACCTGTTCGCGCCCCGCGACTTCAATCTGATTACGCTGCTTTTCTGCAGCAAGATGAGCCTTATTTGCCGTGGTTTCTAGTGCCAGCTGCTTTTTATTTTCTTTATCAATAATCGCGGTTTTACCCGTCTCAAATGATTGTGAAGAAGCCAGCGACCTAGCCATAAATGTTTCTTCAGAAATCGCCTTAAGTTCCAGCGCATCATCCAGCAAAAATTGCTCATTAGCATACTGCTCAAACAAACGCTCTTCTTCAGTAAGCTGCGCCTCGGCCAAAACCTCAACCTGTTCAAGCAACTGCTCACGCAATAATTCCGTTTGTGCTGCTTCGCGATCACCACGGCCTCTAGGCAACCCCGTCTCGTCAGTATTACTGATACTTGAATCATCGCCACTAGAATCTGGTGTCTGCTCTGCAATAGCAGCGTTTGCTTCCCATATATTGTTTATCAAGTCTGCGCCACGAAATGCGATCGCATCCATGTCATCCAACATCCTGTCGATCGTCTTCGATGCATCACTGAAATCACCAGAAGCAAATTGAACCAATGCAGCAGCAGTTCCACCCAGTGACACCCCGAGAAGCTCTACCGTTTTACTGGCACCAACAACGATGGAGCTAAAACTTTTTATCGCAAACCCTGCAGCATCTGCGCCCGGTAAAACAAAACCCATTGCCTCGATTAGATCAGTATTCGATTGCACCAGGCTACGCATAGCAGGATTAACATCATCAAAGAAAACCAACGCGCTCTCTTCAAGTGTAGAAATCCACAACTTATAGTCACCGGTCAGCGTGTTGGTTTGCTTGCTAGCCAGCTCCTGCGCTTTACTGGTATCCGTAATACCTTTACTCATAGCCTCAAATGCAGCAGGCCCCTGGTTAACCAAAGCCAACATACCGGGCGCAGCCTCCGTGCCAAAAATAGTGGCTGCTTCATTCAGCGTTAATTGTTTGTCAGCAAGCTGCTCAATCAATGGACCAAAGCCAATAAACTTGCCGCTGGCATCATTAATTTCCAGCCCAATATCTTTAATCAGACTGGCTGCATCAGTGCTCGGTTTCTGCAGCGAAATAAGACTGCTTCGTAAAATAGTACCGGCTTGCTCGCCTTTAAAACCAGCATTAAATAATAAAGAGATCGCAGCAGTGGTTGATTCCAGATCCAGGTCCAGTGCATTTGCCACTGGGCCAACAAAGCGCATTGCATCACCCAGCTTCTGCAGCGTTGCCTGGCTACCAGAAATAGCTGCAGCAAATACATTGGCCACCCGTCCGGAGTCTTCCGCATTAAGACTAAATTGTGAAAGCGTAGCGGTAGTAATGGCAGAGGTAGTAGCCAGGTCAGCTTGTGTAGCAGCCGCCAGCGTCATTACGTTAGCCTGTGCCGCCAGAATCTGGTTTGTATCAAAGCCAGCAGAGGCAAGTGCATACTGTGCTTCTGCTGCCTGCGTGGCAGAAAATATACTAACTTTGGCTTGTTCGCGTGCGCCTGCAGACAAGCGTTTTAGCTCCGCATCACTTGCTCCGGCGACACTGGCCACATTCGCAATCGCCTGCTCAAAACCAGCGCCAACCTTAATCGCCGCACCGGCGAGTACAGCAACCGCTGCCGATCCAATAGCGGCGTATTTTTTTGCATCAGCCGAAAACTTTTTCCATTTCTTACCGGCCTTATCCGCTCCTTTGCCCGTCTTATCAAAAGCATCTTCGGCATTCTCGCCAAACTTTTCAACAACAACAGAGCCATCATCCTTAACCTTCAGGACGATAGCCATTTCACCGTTTTGTCCGACTCCTATTCCCATAACTGTTATTTGTTCTGCTTCATCTCTTCAAGTTTGCTGCGCTGCACCTGCGCGGTTACGCTACCAATAATCTCAATTGCCTGGTTCCACCGGTAGCTCTCGTTTTCCCAGCCACAAGCGTTCGGTGACTGATTATGCGAGAGCATGTTGTAAGCCTTAAATTCATAATCAAATTCCGGCACCAGCAGCAAAGGGCAAACCGTACCGGCTTCAGTATCGCCATCACGCCACATATCCGGTTCATCACAAACGCAATTGGCAGGCTTCACAGGTAAACGTGGACACATCTCACAACTATCACCACACGTCCACGCGCGCGTGGCACGTCTCAGTTTTTTACTGCGTCCTCACTATAGCGACTCATATTAATGATTTTTGCACCTAGTTCACGGATGACAATAATCGGTGCACTCTTAATAAATTCATCTAGTTTTAATGTAAACTTTTCACCTTTCTCATCTAAAATATCACCAACCTCAACCAGTCCAAAACCACACGCCTTAGCATGTTGCTGGTTCACTTTTCGCATGGTTTCAGCGTCCAAAGGTGATATCCCTCTAATCTGATGTTGCTCATCATTATTCAACTCACGATCTTCCTCCTTAGCTTTATGAATAAGCCCATGAATAATCAGAGCATCACCAACGCTCATAGGGCTATCACGATTAACATCATCAAGCTCTTTCCACGTCAGTCCGCGTAAAATAAAAGTGGTGGGGTTTTCAGATTCACGATCCTGTTTAATAATGTATTCTTCGGTACTTCCTGGGCGGTGCATTTTCATTTTTTAATTTTCTCCGATTGCTGGCGGGCGACCATTCGCCCACCAGCTCTACTGCTAGCTTTGTAGTGTGTTATCTGTTACAGAACACTGGTAAAAGTAATACTGTATTGGTCATCACCCGCACTTTCTTTCAGTGCATAACTCTTCTGCCGCGTAATGTTGCCAGCACGACCACCTGCAGTGTTTTCTGCCAGCTCAGCCTGCTGCCCATTAAACACCAGCGTCTCACCAAGGCTGTTAGTAAAGGTGGCTGTAATCGCCATCTGTGTAGAATTTGTTAATGCGTCCCAGTCGGCAATAGTTGCTACAGCACGGGGGTCGATGCTGATTGTCGGTGTACGGTTAGCCACTTCAAAATAATGCAGCCCGGTTTCATTCGCTTCCTGCACATCAACACCGGCATTAAAAGTAAACGCGCCGATATTCACCGTGCTGCCACCTTCATCAATAGTGCACAGCGCACTCGTCATACGAAACACTTCGGTCGACGGCTGAGAAATAGCAGGCAAAGCAACGACCGCGCCTACTGCATATCCAGCCTGCACATTAAAACTGGCTTTTAATGCACTCATACTGGCTTCAAAAGTTAAATCATTAACCGCACCAAGCAGGCTATAAAGCAAACCATCTTCATAAAAATACCCGGTCGCGCTTCTTAATAATGCGCTGTCACTGGTCGGCGTGTAAACCGCTGCACGCGGTGTAGCAATACCATCACCAGAGCTAACCACAGCGTGGCCACTCGCCATTAACGCAGCATGAATGTCCGGCACCAGCAAAGCACCCACGCCCTGGCCAAGTCCACGTACACGCGAAGCGGCTGGCACAGTCATTGACTGCTTCGTAGTAACACTGGCGCCAGGGCCAAAGGTGCCTTTTAAATCATCAGCACCATCGTCTTTTTCAGTAGGTATACCAATATTGATATCGCCGTTTAAAATAACCAGGTCATTGCCAACGGTTGGCACAGCATCGGCACCTTTAACGGCTTCGACTTTATGTAAAAATGCTTTATTGCGTAACTTCATCGCTCACCTCTGTGTGCTTTATTATTTATGCTTAAATTGTTACTTCGATTCTGTTGCTTCTGTTACCAGGCTTAATCGTGCCCGGTGGCATAATGTCTTCGCAAACATCACATTCTCAATGCCATCTACTTGTATACCTACAGGACCAAACGTCTGATCCATATTTTTATTATCGTCCACCACGCCGCCCAATGTAGGGTCGCCGCGAAATGCAGCAGCAACGTCTTCAACTAAATCCTGAAATGTCAGGGCAGTACCACCAGCATCACTTAACGAATAAAATCCATAAATCTGCCAGTAATGAACGCGTCGAACTTCACCCGTGTCACCATCCATTTCAGCAGTGCGCTCACGAAAAAAGAACCAGCCAAGTAACTTATCTCCCGATTTAAACAAGGTGTCGAATTCTGATTTCTTGGTCGCATAACGTTCACGATCATGCACCACACCAATATCGACCACCGATTCCATTACCGCTTTAATCGCAACACGAATCGTTGCTAAATCACTCATCGTTCACCCGCCTGCCAACGAGCGACAGCGCGGTCAATCGAGCCACCAAGCTGTCGCGTCACACGTTGCTGATGTTTACTAAAGTTGTTTTCAAACATGTGCGCACCTTTAGTACCGTGATGCTTAATTTTTAATGCGATTGCAATCGACACACCAATCACTTCATCCGGATCAGTAATACCAAGCTTGGCTTCCACCCAGTCCATCAAAGCTGTAAACGGCGGCAAATGTGGTTTAGTGCCATATTCAACAGCCTGTGCATGTGCCAGCGGGCTAAAAACCCTGCCACGCAACGTGTCTTGAGTCGTGCCACGCAAGTCATGAGAAATGCTGCCGCGTAATCCAGCCGAGCCACCAACACCAACAGGCGTGTCTTCCTTAATCTCACGTTCTAAAAACAGCAGAATCGTCGTTAACTCTTGTTTAGTTTCTTCGCGTGTAATTTCAGGCGCTTTACGCAAAAACTTTGCATAAAGCTTTGCCTGTTTAGTGTCAAGCTGTAGCGACGATATACCCATTAGCGAAACCGTCGAGAATGCGTAAGACGATTACCACCTCGGCTATCGGCCATATCCAGATCAACAACCACGCCTGCAGCTACGTTCTTTTTAGGGTCAATACCCAATGTATCGAAATAAAACTTTCTAAAAGTTCTAGCGCGTGCGGCAAAGTCACGCGCCTTGCTTGCATGGTCGACCGAGTCAGCTTGAATAAGGCTGTCACTATCACCGCTGTAATAACTGGCAAGCTGCTCGCAAAGCAAAGCGGCTGCCCAGCAGGCGATTGCTTCACGGTGAATATCCGGCGGCGTTTCATTAACGGCATCAACAATATGCTTTACAGTAAACACCATTCGCACTGTATCGTTAGCAGTCAGGCTGTTACGCACCATTACAGTTTTACCACCAGGGGCGTTATAAATACCGTAAGCGCCAGACTCAAGATAACGGGGTGGCACATTGCCAATAGGGAACTCAATATTTTTTAAGCTGCTAAAATTCGCCTGCCAGCCTGCAGGTAAATTGATGGACTGGCCACCAGCAACAACCACGTCTTCAACTTCCTCATCAGGCTTGTCATTGCTATATCTAATAACAGCAGACAGCAATGCCTGGTCGCGATCTGCTACCTCAATAATACTGGCATCATCGCGTACTTTGTTATCAATCAAACTTTGGTAATCAGCTAATGCCATCGCGTTTTATATCTCAGGGTAGTAAGTTTTTAGATTAAAAAAATAGACTGACATCTGAGCCAGCCCATTTTTTGCATGGCTCACTAATTTTCTAGTAATTAACCAGTCGCTAACGGCTCCCAGAAAACCGCGTTATTAAACACAAGCATCTGATCGCCGGTTAATCGCCTTGACCGTAAAGTTTTGGCTTGCAGAAAAACCACCGCGCCGGTACCAGAAGCATCAGCACCTAAAAGCACCAGCGCTCCATCAAGTAACAGCTCGTTACGAAAAACAAACATCTGTCCCGCAGCCAACTGATTATCTGCCACCTTAAAGTTCACAATAGGTAAATCATTTACGCTTAGCGAATCCGTTACTGGCTCAAGATTGCCAGGCATTTCATACTGGTCACCAATATATTCATTGGCTAACAATAAACCGGCACAAACAACCGAAACACTCGATGCCATTATCGCTGCTACTGCAGTTATTACTAAAATTGATTTCTTCATAAGAAGAATCTCCTAACTTGTTAAAAGGTTGGCGAACCGGCTACGCGCCAGTCCACCAGGTAAGCTCTTAAGGTTTGCAGTTGATGCGCAGCCTGCACACTGGCTTTACTCACCGCCTGGTGATCTTTAAACGATGGCTTATACCACAACACTCTTATCGAACGGACGGTAATCGACAACTGCACCGCCGTAGATATGGCGAATCTTCCATGTCAGGCTATCGTTGCTAAACATTGAGCCATTGGTAGGGCTGTCCTGCACAAATATCTCAGGCTCTTCATTGCCATCTAAGAAACCAATCTCAATACCAGCCATATCCATTGGGTCTGCAACAAGCGACCAGTCGTTCACGTCAGACCAATACCAAACAGGTAGAATCTCTAACGCCAGTTTCTGGATAAAGGTTTCGTCGTTGTTTGTATCACGCGCAAACAGATCATAAGCAACCTGCTCAAGAGTCGGCGGCACCAATAAGTACTTAGGCCCAATACCAAGCTCCTCGCCACTACCAAGTTCCGTTTGTTGAACCATCGACAGTCGACGCGCTGCCAGGCTAATCGCATCGAGAGCAGCAGTACCAAGGTTGCCGTGACCAACGGTGAACAATGGAGTAGTGTCGTAAATGTTCGCATTAGTGCGAATCATATCCAGCACAAACTTGGCTAAAGTGCGCTTACCTGCCCGCGAGAATTTACGTGGGATTCGACTGATCAGACCAACATCATCATTGCGGATGTCTTCCAGAGCGATTGTTTCCAGACCACCTTGTTTGGTTGGCGCGTAAGTCGCTTCTTCATCGCCCGGTGATGTTAATGCCAGGTAATCTGCCATCTTAGCAACGGTGGGCAGGTCACCATAACCGCCTAAACGAGTACGATGATTAGTGCGGAAATCAGCCAGTGGTACCGTGCTGATAATCGGGCGGTATACATCGTACTGGCCCATCTCACGATAGTCTGCAATCATCGCACGATGAATCGCATCACCCAGTAACACATCAAGGTTGCCTGCATCAGACAAAGATTCACGGAAACGTGCTTGATCCGTATCGCGCGTCAACCCAGTAACACGAGAGTCACCCGTAATATTGACGTAGCATTCTTTAAATGACATCAAACGTTCGCCTTTTTTCCGCATAAAAAAGCTGTCAAGCATAGCGTTAACTTTATCCGCACGGTCTTCAACCATTTCAGAGCTTGCGCCACCCATACCATTCACCTTTCCAGATTCTGTAAACTTAGCCAGGTATTCAGCCTCGTTCTTAATCGCATCATCAACCTGCGCTTCTTTAAATGAATCCATTACAGCAAACTGATCACGCAGTTTTTCTTTAGCTGCATCCGGTAGCTTGCTGGCAGCAACGGTTTCACGCATGTAGCTCTTGGCTTCAACCATGCGTAAACGCTTCTCCATCTGTTCGGTTGTTACGCCGAGTTTATTATCTGCAGCTGCAGAATCATCAGATGCTGCAAGTTCACTTTCCAGCGCCTCGCGATAAGAAACTTCCAATGCGTCGTCATTGTCCACGTCCAGCCCAGTCGGGAGGACACCTTTGTTTGCCGACTTTATTTTGTCGATCATCTTATTTCGCAGTTTCATATCTGCATCACCCTCCGGGGCCTTCGCTTCGATAAAATTAATAATTCCACCACCGGCACCAGGCTCGATAATTAAATCGACACTGTCTACCTTGATGAGTTTTGTTGCGACTCGCTTGCCGCGTTGTGATTTAGCCGTACCACTGGCATCCATTGAAAAACCGAATAGGCCAGTCATTCCACGATCATGTGCTTCGCGTAACTTGGCAGGTACATCGCCAGCACTAGCGAGCAATGACAAATCAGCCTGCACCTCACCAGTATCTTTGTTTTTGCCTTCCACAAAACTGGCATTACTCAGCTGACCGATAAGCTGATTGAAACTTTTGCCTTTGCCTTTCAGATGCTCTTCATCCGACTTAACGAACACACGCGCACCGTTAAATAATGGCAACGCTTCACGCAAAACAGCATCAGGATAAAAGTTGTGATTACCAGACAAACCAGCCTCAACAACTTTGATTCGCCATTTAAGGCCCTTGTCATCTTTCGACTCAAGAAACACTGTCGGCATGTCAGAAGATTTATTTTTATCCAGGGCTTCCGCCATGCGAGCAGCTACTGGCGTGTAATCCAGAACCACCTCAGTGCCTTCGCCGATAGAAACTTGATTATCCTCAGTTAGTGTGTATGCGTAACTGAAAAGACGGCCATCTTTATAAACAACAGCCTTATCAGTAAAAATAGCCTGCATATCAACCCAGCCGTCGACAACGCCTGGTAAAACATGCTCTACCAGCGCCTTGCGAACCATCGACATAATGGTGCGGAAATCGCCAGCAGCGGCTTCACGCATCGCAACTTCACCTTCAAATCCGTTGCTCGGTATTTTTTTAATCTTGTAAGTCATCGTAACCCCAGTTATCGTCAGTCATCGTCAGTTAATAAATGTGTACTACGATTACTTGGTGTGTTCCAGCTTTTCACCAGAAGTGGTTACAACAACAACCTTGTCTTCATATTCGGCAAAATTCAGCACGTCTGCTTCTCTGATAGATTCCTTTTTGGTTTTAGGAATATCGTCCTTGCCCAGTTTTGACTGACCCTTGTCATCAAGATCAGGAACAACACGATGCACCAGCTTGACGGCTTGTGCTTTTGTCATTGTTGGCTTAAAACCTTCTTTGTCTTTTTTAGTGTCTTTGGGGTCCACGGCGGTCTCCGGTTAATTGATTATTTGAATAAATAAAAACATCAGAGCCAGACTTTACCCACGCGCAAGTAAAAGCTACATTAAAGCGCTTTAATAATTAGCAAGGCGGTGTATAAAAAAGATGACGGAAACAAAACAGCGCACGGATGTGCGCTGGCGGTGAAGTAATAGATTAACGATTCTGGTTTTTTATTGCAATATTATTATTTATTGTCTCTTGCGCTCTTTAAATGCATCTGCAAATAATCCCTGGCAATTCTTCGTTGGTCTTCAGTCAGTGAGTTTGCATAAACAGGCAGACTTAACTTGGCGCATCGATGCAAGTACACAATGTGCTCGTTTATTTTATGCTGGTCGTCGCCGTGTAAAGAGTTTTCATGGATCACGCAGCGCGCCCCTGAAGTTCAGCATCCAGCGCACGCTTAAACGCATTCTTCTTCAGCTCATCATCAGTAAATGGAACACGGCCGGGGTTCTTCACTTCCCAATCATCCATAAAGGGCAAAGACTCACAACCACAATTTACACGCTCACCCACTGGTGCTGCCGGGTCACGAGGAAACATCAATGACACACTGCCCGTTTTAGCGTACAACTTGAACGGTTTATCCTGGTCAACAATCTGCCCATCGGCAGCATCGTGATGAATACGCGAGTGAATCTTGCCGCTACGCCGCCACTGTTTTTTAAGGCCCGGTAAAATCTCACTAGCCTGTTTCATCCGTGCCTGGGTGGCAACCGAAAAAGCACCGCCTAACTCGGTACGCAAAACCATAATGGCGCGTGAGCGGCCAGACTTTAAAAAGGCAGATATATTATTAATGGCATCCTGCTGGCTTTTAGCGCCGATAGCCACCAGCCCAAGCTCACTGTTTACACTATTAGCAATAGTCATACTAATATCTTTCATCCGCCCCGTCATAAAGGTGCGCATCGCAATCAGTTGCCGAGTATCGATGGCTGGCAATACAGCAGAAATTTGCAAGCCAGCAGCAGCAACAGGTTTATCGATCAGGTCAACCCCTTGCTGCCAGATTTCATTTGATGCTGTTGATACTTTCTGCGCGCTGAGCGTGCCGATCTCATCCATCGCGGTATTAATAGAATTTTGTAACTGCGGTAAATTCCACGCCTGAAAATCAGTCGGCGTAGCAGCCAGTGTAGCGCTGATCTGTGTCGAGGCTAGCGCCAGCAAACGCTCAATTTCTGTAAGAGTGTTACGCTGAATGGCTGTTTTTCCTTTAATTATTTTCGCCCTTTCCTTGTTAAAAACCTTATTGCGTTCGTCGTCATTCACAACGGTTGCGCCTGATCAAACTTATCAGCAGGATAAAGCGTCACTAACTTATCGTCGGCAACCACTAAAATCAGGGCAGAGTGTAGCTTGCTCTGGCTCGGCACCCGCAGATACCTGGTGCGCGCATTAGCATCATCAATTTTTTTATAAATGTTTCGAGGCGGGTCGATTAGTTGAGATTGTTCGATAGCGTCCTGCAATTGCTCAAGGTCAAGCAACCAGGGCGCACGTTCTCGAACGCGGGCAATAAAGTGACTGGATATGGCGTAGATCATGTGACCGCCAGAAAAACCACCCACACAACCAGTGATGCAAAGGTTGCAAGGCCGAACGTATAAATACCCTCAATGCCGCTTAAGAAACTCTCATCCGCATCAGGCGTTACTCGCCACGCCCAGGCATAAGCAATCAATGTAATTAAAAATGGCAGCAACCACCAGCCTGCAGTTACAGTAAGTGAATACATAACTAACCATCCTTGCCAGCGGCTGGCTCTTTAAAAGCATCCTCTTCTTTTTCACTGCCTGCTTCCTTCAGCGCATTTACAAGTTCTGTTTTCGCATCAAATTCAACACCTAGCCGCGAGGTAATTTTCTCGATGATCTGTAGACCACGCTCTTTAGTCATTAATCCCTGAGTAATAGCTGCGGCCACACCCATTACCACCTGCGTTAATGCCGTCGCATATTTACTAACATCTTTAGACACCATTTCAGGAAACTGCACTTCGAACTTATAAATATCATCGCGCATATCAGGTTCGCCGCCCATCGACAGCTCTGATTGCCTAATCGCGTAGGTAATCACCTCACACAACATGTATTTAATAAACTGGCGACGCATGGCCATCACTTTAAAAGTCGGCTCACCCATCTCGCCAGCCGTTGCACGGTTTACATCACCGCCACCGCCAAACCAGTGTTCAGGAATGGACGCACCGCCCAGGCTATGATTTCTAAATGTCCTGGCATTTTTTTCAGTATCTTCCGACCCCAGATCAGGAGACTCTGTCCTCCATTCTTCAGAATCGTTGTGTACGCGAACACTGCCAGGGTTTGGCACGCGAATCTCTTGTGCTCTTTTTTTAATTTCTTCAGGCGTTGCATTTTTCAGCGTGACATCCCAGATGAATGCACGGGCAAACGAACTGCGCTCAAGCTCACCGAACAAAAATTGCTCATAAGCATCCAGCCAGTCGATCTGTGGCAGCAGATCAGAACGGCCTCGTGTACTAGTCGACAAACTATTTACATTAAAGTAGAAGCATTCACCGGTATCAAACGTCTCACGAATTTCCACCGTACGTTGTGTAAATAGATCATTGTCATTGCCGTTAACGATCACACGATAACGTCGGGCGCGACCCTTGCGATCTTTTTTGGTGATAACGCCAATAGGCTGTTCAGGATTATCCGGATCCATCACCACTGTTTCGATAACAACAGGATCCAGATAACCTAAACGAACATGGCCATTAAATTCATTTACAAAAGTTGGCCAGCACTGCTCGCCAAATAAACCAAGCTCACGCACCTTTTTAATTAGCTTAATGTCCATGCGATTGATCGGATCAAACCAGAAACTCTCAATCACTTCGCTAACCGTTTCATCGTCAGCGGTAACCGTCACACCCTCAGCCAACATAAATGCAATCGGCAACTCGACGATGCGGTTTGCAAGCATGTTCGATTCCCACAAATACACGCCCAAATCAACCATCCGCTTTTGCGTCATCGGTGCCAGGTCGCGGTGGCTGTCACCGGTTAGTTTTCGCCAGTCGGCATCGTCAACGTCGATGGTCTGGCCATACGCTTCACGAAATGGCACTATATTGCTGGGAATGCTTTTTTCGGCCTCCAGCACATCGACCAACACCTGATCATTCAGTGCGTTTGCCAGCCGTGTTCGGATATCTTCTTTCACTACCGCCATAATTTCCTCAAATTCGGGACTGCGTCACAAGCCAGACCCATTGTGTTCCGCTTTATAAAACGTTTATAAACTAAGATCATGATGAACCGTTGCCATTACCCCTTTATTATTTTAAAAAACGCTCACAGCACTTTTTTTAAAAGTCAGCGATCTTGATTTAAGTTGCTGCATCATCCTGCTTTGGCTTTTAAAATCTTCGTAAAAGAATCTTTACAGCTAAAGCCATGCCCATATTAAGACCTGTGCTAATAGCCGCTTTGTGTGTCATTAACGTAAGAGTTACCGCTTTAACACCCGTGTTTATCCTCGCTGCATAAGTAATTAATGTTAATACCTTGGCAGTAACATTAATATTCACCGTTGCGTTTTTATCTACCCAAAACGTTGGCTCGAAAAACTGAGACTTGAAAAATGTATTACCAAAAAAGTTATTAACAAATTCTATACCCTGAAATACTGTTACCGGGTAAGTAACCAACGTCAACGCACGATTAGTTACGTTAATCTGTGTGGCAGTTACTTGCCATGTATTAACGAGTGACCATGTATTGACTAACATTTTATATCACCGATGCCGTCGTGTAACATACAGCCGTTCTATTAGTACCTGCGGGTGCAAGCGCCCAATCCCCTATAATAATCAATAATGGATCGTTATTACTAACGACAACGTCATTCAAGTCAATAACAAGATTACCAGATGCGTCCGTAGACTCACCTATTCCTTGTTTTAAAATAGTCATTGTCGAAAGGTCATGACCAGCAAAAACACAATAATCCAGTCCTGCAAGATTTTCGCCTCCTGCTATCGCTGGAAATGTTGCAGTCTGAATTGCAGCCAGTGTTGTACTTGTATACGTATCGGATATACCACCCACCGTAACAATAGTATCGACGGCTGTTGCATTACTTGCTGATGATGTATGTCTTGCTGTAATTACGTCATTAGCCACACAATTACCGGGAGCTGTGGAGTAAGCGCCGCCGTTGATTGAACATGTGCCGTTAACGGAAGTAACTGGCGCTGGTGCATTTATACCTGTAATTGTAACGCCAGCAGAAGTAATGACCGAAGACAAAGCTACATCTGTTTGATCGACAAAACTAAAAGGATCGGGTGCTGTATCCAAAGCAGATTCAACTAAGGAGAAATGCGTACTGTAAGTAAGGTCTGTTGCAGCGGAGCCTGTTATATCTACGTTTCCAACTAAGGTTTCCCCCGCTGAAATTTTATATGCCATTGCAGATACTTGATTCGTTCCTGCTCCGAGAACACCAATATAGCCTTGAGTCGCAGATATATAAGCACCTGTGCTTGCTCTGTCCATGCCGCCGTGAACGAAACTAATTGCGTTAGCCGCTAATACAACGCCGTTAACATCGCAACGTAAAAAAGCATTTGAAGCACTATAACCTCTGGTAAGTGCTGCATCAGCAACTAAGTTATTGTCTGCCCGTAAAATATAAAGAATTATGTGTGTGCGATTAATCGCGCTATTAAATGTCCATGTTGGTGATGGGCGCAAAGCTGTTAATTTTGTATAGTGCGTAACTACTTTCGCTGTTTCAGATACAACATCATAATCATCTGTAAAATCCCACGCTTCGCCGGGGGTGGCAACTGCTACACCGTCTCTATGTACCACGGCAACCATATAGTCGCCTACTTGGTGGGTAATGCCGTGAGTAAAAGTTGCCGAGCCTGTTTCAGCTTCAAAAACTGCACTACCTATTACTGTAATCGCCATTACGTTGCTCCTACACCTGTGTTATCTGTATTACCCGCGACATGATTATGTCCAATTCGTTTTGTGCTTATCACTAAATCATTTATCCAAATACCATTATTGCCATCAATTGTTCCCGGTGTATCCCAGTTTCCGTTAACAAATTGCAAATTGTCAAACAATACTAAAAAGTTATAACCTGATCCGCGTGATGCCGTTGGAATTTCTCCTGGTAATAGATCAGCTAAAACGGGTGTTGGTGCTTTAGGCCTCATATCGACAATAGGTATTTGCTCAACGCCATCGAACCAGATTTGATAAACACCGTCATTTGCAGTATCACTGGTAGCTAACTTACATCTCCATTCTATTGTGTGCCACGTCTGAGTTGTGTTATTGACAAGGATACGTGTTGTTTTATCAAAATCCCACGCACCAGAACCCATATTATTAAGTGCGCCAGGAGTGCCAACATAGCTGGCTTTAAAACCGTCGTAATAATCAATAGAGTATCTAGCTCCGTTAGCACTGCCACCACTTAATGGAAGCCCTGTTGCATCGAAGTTTGCAGCGAACGTTCCACCCGCATACACACCCCAAGTTGCCGTACCACCAAAATTCATTACTGCAAAACCAGAATCTGCTCTATTTTCTGTGACACCTGCGCTAACAGGTCCGTTGTTTTGCCATAATCTAGCCCATTTCCAATAAGCAAAATCGTCAATCGCAGTATCACCCATTAAGATGTTATTAGGCAGCCTCACGCGATAACGAAGAAAAATCTCGTCATACCCAGTATTTTGATCGTCTGTTAAATGTTTAAATAACTGTGTTACAGGTTGAGATAAATCGCCCCACTCAAAACGCATCGCAACTGACCCTGCAACACCCTCACCGGCAACACCATAAATACGACCATTACCCTCAATCAATGTACCACTAAATCCCTCTGGCTTTATTGAGGCTATATTTGTCCACGGAAATGACGTTGGCCCGGTATGTGCAAAAGCGGCATCGTTAACAAAATTGGTTTCAAAAATAATACCAGCGAGCGGAGGCAGCACAGGGGCTATAAAATTACTACTAGAACCTGTGTTTGCTCCAACACTATCACCTGTACTATCACCCATACTCATAATTAAAACCTTGCGTTTGCATGATTGCCTGTAGCGACTATCATGCCGTTGTCTATAAATGCTGTACCAACAGAATCCTGTATAACAATAGCTATTACTTGTCTCTCTGTACGCGATGCAAGACTCGGAGTCCATTTATAACAGCCTTGACTTACGGCAACACATTCAGCGCTTATGTCAATATCAGCGTCACCATCAACAATTAAAAGCACATCACCGGTAACAAAAACATGTCCTGCAATTCTATTTCCCGCAGAATCTACGAGAAAGAAATAAAGTGGCTCGACAGAACCATACGTATGTAAATCATGACTCATAAATCACCTACCCGTTATTTGCTATAGTATAAAGACCTAAGCTGTTCCAAATAACCTGCAAAGGGTCTACAGACATATCAACTGTACCTAGTTCAACGAATCCAAGACACTCCTTGTTTACGCCTGCATTGTTATAAATAATGCCCCACATTGCATCAACATCGTTACCGGCATCAGCTAACCATTCTGGGTTGACTGCACTATCGAATGTAATAACACCCGCAGCTTCAGTAATTAAAGTAGATAAAGCTCCAAGACTGATACCTCCACTAATATAGTTCCCAAGAACGCCAACTTGCGTAAAGTCTGCAAGCACAGGCACAGGTGTAGCCGCTACTGCTGGCACTGTTGTGTTATCACAAATAGCAAGAAACATAACATCTGCCCCTGCCCACGAACCATTTTGTATTTTCTCTAAACCTTTGTTGAAAATAGTTAAATCACCGACAGCCATTATATGCCTCCATATATTTCTAAATAAGTTCGATTTAGGGGTATCCATGAATGTACTCCCGCGTCTGAAATATGTATTGCGTAAAGAGGGCTTGAACCGTCTGTTAGAGTAGATTGACTTCTACCCAGTTGGTCTAACCCAAAATTTGCAGGGTCAACTGCACCCGTACCGAATTCATCATTTGATGCACCTGCTGTTGCTGATGTTGCTGCGCCTGCACTTTCCCAACTAGCAACAATTAATGATGCGCGCTCAACAACAACGCGGCGAGCAAATATACCCTTTATAAGGTTCACCCAGCTCCGATCATCTTTAAACTTACTCATAACCCACCCCCATAAAATTCAATTTAGTTAATACGACTACCGCGCCCAAACATTTTCACACTACGCCGACCACGTGTCGCTTCCGACATATAAACACCATCAGTATTTTCGATTGATTCGCCTGCAGGCGGTTGGCCGTCTTCTTCTGTTGCCATCCACGCCAGCAAACCCGCCACGGCAGTATCACCGTGCCTGGCTAAACCATCGCTACCTTTGTCACGGCCATCATCCATTCTCGGGCGACCTTTATCTAAAACAACCCGGCGGTGGTCGGCCACAATATCTTCTGACTTCGGAATAATAATCATCTTAGATTCAAAGGCAGATTTGTACTTTGGAAACGCGACCGAATACCATCCTGCTGTTGCCATTACGCACTCGATCCGGATAGGCCCATACTTCTGCATGGCGGCTTCTGCTATCTGCTGGCCATTGCCGCGCGCATCAAATTTTCCATGATGAAACAACGGTAATGCGTCGATAATTAAAAACACCATTAACTGCTGCACATCAAAAGGCACGTTACGCATTTCAAAAACAAAGCCGGTTTTCCATTTGTCTTTTTCAATTTCCTGCAATACCCATAAAGCAGAGAGATCGCCGCTGCGACCAAAGTCATCGCCAAACACCGAGCGCTTATCGGGCGGCAAGTTATCTAGCACCGGCTTCAAATTATCGTTAAACCATTTCTCAGCTTTAACCAGGCGATTATCATCAAGCACGTCTTCATCTTTCAGCGCGTAATGCAGCACTGGAATAGAATCATCCATGCAACGCTCAATGAGTACTCGCGGCAAATAAACACCGCTGCCTTTACTGGCTATGCAAAACAACTCTTCGTTAGCACCGTCGCCATACTGTTTGACGATGTGCTCACGAAATTCTTTCTCGCCTTTTTTAGACCAGTCTTTTCCCTGGACCAGGCAAATGCGTTTATAAAAACCCTGCTCTAGCGCATTGTCAAATGTAACCTTGTGATGCGAGTAATCTAGCTTGCCCGCATCAATCTCGCGCAGCATCTGGTTAAAGGGATTGTCGTCACCGTTATGCGTACTAACCACGTCGACGCGACCGCCCCAAATTAAGAATGCCAGTGCGGCTTTTAATAATTCGTTGAGATCATTATGAAAAGCAGCCTCATCAATTCGCGCATGACCTTGACGACCACGGAAGTTATGCGGGTTAGAACTTAGCGCCTCAATCTTGTGTCCGGATGACAACTTAATGCTGTACTTAACGATATCGCGGCGCTCGTTATCGATAACGGCATGCTCCATCGAAACATCAATGGCACTTACTACTATTGCAAAGGCTTTACAGAAAAACGCGCAATCACCTATAAACTCAGCGGCCATCGGCAGGTTATAGCCAACGTAAAACTGATCCATGCCCTCCTGCTCAGCTGCTTCCAGCACAGCCTCACATGCCATGCCACCCCAACTCCAGCCAATGCGTCGTGACTTCTCGCCGAAACGCACTGGCGATTTGTCCTGATGCCAGGCAATCTGATATGGCAATAAAATATTGGGTACTTCAGCTGCGCTTAAGTTTTTGGTTTCACGCTCTGACTGAATCTCGTCGACCAGTTCAAGATAGTCGCCGCGCTGCTTGTCATCCATTGAGATTCACCCCAAGTATCTGCGCACGGATCTGGTTGGCCACATCTTTCGTCAGGCCACCTTTTTTACCCAGGCTGTCTACTTTATCGGCAACCTCTTTTAAATTGTCATGAACCTCTGCAGCCCACTTCTTCTGATTAACCGATGCCCGTGCTAGCCGCGCAACAGTCAGCCCGATCTTATGAATATTCTTGTCGCCGTCCTCCATGTCCATTAACACATCGAAGGTCTTGGTTTGCACCATACGCAGTAATGCCTCACTCATAGCGCCAGCATCATCTTCCGAGCCATCGCTAATAGCTTTCGCCTGTTCGGTGGCGACTCGCAATTTTTCCAGCTTTTCTTCAAACTCCTGACCATGACGATGAATCGCAGAACGCGACACCTTAATTTCAAGATCAAGCGCCTGCAATTTATCCGTCAGCCACGCTTCAAGGCCATCGTAATTCGCAAAGCCCTGCGACACGAGCTTAGAATTCAACTCGCGGCGTAAAGCTTCAGGTAATTTCAAAATAGATGATCTGCGTGGCATAACAACGATTAACTAAAGTCTTCAGGTTTCGAGATACCGTTATCAGTCGCATCTGGGCTTTCCAGAAAATCGACACCGTCCGGTAATAAGCGACCCAGCCAGTGACTTAGTTCATGCGTCACTTCTATAAACTTTTTATCTTCCAGATATTGCATCGCTTTGCGAACGTCCTGCAGTGATGCGTCTAAATCTACATCGACTAAAACCTGTTTGATCAGCCCTTCGCCCAGCGGGTTTGGCCTGCTTGCGTCCAATACTTTTAACAAACGGTATCGAATCATTTTCTGGCGCGCATGTTTTACTCGTTCATGTTCACTCATGTTTTTATTCTCTCCAATAATTGATTAAGAGTCCCTTTGACCGTTATCATGTTCTCGGTGATTTTGTCTTGCTTTGCATCAATAGAATTACTAAACCGAATCCAGTCATCCCTTGCCACATACTTTTCTGGCAGGGTTGCCTGAAATTTTAAAAAGTCTTTTTCAATGCGTTGCCACTCCGTGTTGTTTTTTTCTATCCCTGCGCTCAATAGTCTAAATTTCTCATCAGCGTGTCTCTGCTGCGCTGCAAGCATGACTCTTACTGCCAACAAAACAACTGCGCTGAACGCTGCCAGCATGGCTACCAACACACCAACCATTTGCCAATTAATTACATCCCCCATCAACAACACCCATTTATTTGTTTTTCTTTCAACTCAAAATCTTCCTGACAGTACACGCAACGCACAGCGTCCGGGTAAGCCTTTAATCGTTTTTTGGGTACAACGTCTTCACAATCAAGGCAGCATCGGTTGCCCTCGATAATCAGTGGTGATTCAGTTTGCCTGGCACTTTCTTGCTGATTTCGTAACGCCAGCTCACTGTTACGCATCTCGGTTTCTGTTGCCCGATCTAAAACATCCGTCATACTTATCCTGAAACTTTCCCTTTAATTCGATGTGCAAGGGCCGACACGATACCAAGCGCCGGGGCATTGCCATTTACTGCCTGCTTATCTTTACTGCGCGCACTAATTTGAATACCAAGCACGCCAAGACCAACAGACCACATCATGCCGAGCGCCGAAAATGAGTTAATGATTAAACTAGCTTCTTTTGGTGTTTTAATAATTGCGTAAATAATAGCGAACATCATCGCACCCCAGCTGAAAGCCATTATGTAACCAAATGTAGGCCGCCAGTATGATTTAAATTTATCGTCGCTCTGAACTTCAACACGCATGGTGGCGTTGATCGTTTCTAGCTGTTTGGATTCTTCTTGATATTGCGCGATGATAACTGGCTGCATAGCCTGGGTTAACTTTAGTTGTAGCTCAGGATCATTTTCTATCCTGTCCAGCGCAACTTGCTGGTCACTTTCACCCGTAATAACACTGGCAACATCAACAACCTTCTGCGCCATGTCGGCTTCATCATCACCACCAAACCAGCGCAGCACATCAGGCACAAATTTAGCCAGAGCTATGGCAACGGTTATAGACATCAGCTGCCGCTCGTTAATGATTCGATAGTGTGTAAACCATGCTCGTATTTCGTAAAGACTTTACCAACACGAGGGCGAAATTTATAAGCGGTTAACACTTCACCGCGAGGCTGCTCATCTTCTTCAGCAATAGAGCCATGACACCAGCGACCAAACTCATGAATAAGCTGATCGTACGGCAAGCCTAAATCAATAGCGGCTTCACACAGTTCAAGTGGCGTTACTTCAACAGGAACAACATCACCCGCAAGGCATTCGATGTGCTGTGAGCCATCACCACTGCCGACCAGTCGGTTAACCTCTAACGGTCGATAACCAGATACAATATTTAGCGGGCCGCAAACATCACGCAAGGGCTGTGCGAATGTTTCGCAATAACGCTGTAATCGTTTAAATTGAAGCGACCCTTCTTCGACAACAATTTCAACCCCATGACGGATCGCGGTTTCCGAAAAAGTAAACTCGTCGAGGTAAAAGTTTTTTGTTAAGTTGATACGCATGCGGCCATCTTAGAGATGACCGCATGGTTGATACATTAAAGCGCTTTAATAAAGCGCGGAGAGGTTAAAGGCTTTTCTTTATTATTTGCATTGACCACTATAAGTCACAATGCCATCTATTTCATTAACCTTTTCGTAACTATAACCATTCATACAAATTCTTTGCCTCGCTAGCTCAGTGGCAATCAAATTTGCATGCCACTTTTCAATAGTCATACTTGGCGGTATATCTTTTGGCAGCTTAGTCCAGCCAGAAGCACCAAAAGATTTAGCACCATCAGGCGCCACTTTGGGTGAAATTATTATTGTAGAGTACAAAGGCTCCATATATTGAGCCTGATCCTGTGTCCGCACCTGCAAAGCACTGTAATCAGGATAAGCAACACAGCCAGATAACAGCGCACATAATATAACAATCTTTTTCATAATATAATTCCTGATTTAGTCTGACCGTAGAACTGTGCGCCAATAACAAACACATGTCTCACTGCAAGGCAGCGGCATTAAAGCTAGCGCCTCATCAATGGAAAAAACCCTTCCTGCATATTTAACACATTGCGATCCAATCCGTGGGTCCACACCTTTTGTTTTAATATTTCGCTCGACAGTCTGAGTACTATAGCCAACTTCTTTCGCTATTGCTTTTACATCAAACCCCTTGTTATGCAATTCAACAATTTTCAGAGCAGGCGGCCACGGCTTCCCTTTAGATATTTCTACACCAACAATAACACTAAGTTTTTCAGAATCTTTATAACTAACTAATTCTTCAGCCCATTTCTGCTTATAACCCCGGTCTATATCTTTCATATTATAACTTCCATTGTCAGGATAAAATTTACATTAAAGTTTCACGTCTTACGATCGTAAATATCAGGCAATTGCTCCACCATATCAAAAAGCAACTCTATTTGATCATCAGTTAGTCGCACCAAGCACGCAAAGTCTCTTATCGGTCCAATCTTCAACGGATCCGTTGGCTGTATCTTCCGCTTAGTCAAAATAGCGAATACTCGCGCCGTTACTTCACGAATCACTTTTTCATCTATAACCGAATATTTCTGCCTTTCTTCGCCAACACCGGAATCAAGCGAAGCCTGTTTGCGCCCAGTAATAATATAATCCAAAAATACGCCTTCACGCAAAGCGACATCGACGCATTCAGCATAGGGCACAGACCCTCTTGTTCGCCATGCGCTAACAGTGGTCCTTCCCACGTCGAGCTTCTTAGCAAGCTCAGAATCATTCTTACAATCAAGTATTTCGCTTAGCCGATTAAGCACTGCGCCAGCATCAACAATATTATTCACAAAATGTAACCCCAATGGTTGACATGTCCACATATTGCGTCTATATTTACATTATGTGAAACAAACATTCAATAGAGATAACAGTATAACTGATGAAAGGTATCAAACATACACACACACCCGGAGCCGAACTGCATCGTGCAGTCAAAGCTGGCTTCATGTTTCGCGGCACAACTTTAGCTAGTTGGTGCCGCACCAATAAAGTCTTTGCAAGCAATGCTCGTCAGGCGTTACTGGGTAGCTGGGCAGGCCCCAAAGCAAGAAAACTTGTAAACAAGCTCATCGCGGACTCTCAAGCTGAAAAATTACTTAACACAAAAAAGGACGCCGCCAGTGTTTGAAGAAAAACACCGTATCGAATCCGTACAGCGCGCATTCAAAGCGCAGATGTGCCTCGCAGGTCATGAGATGGAAGGGCTTGCCCCTTCGCAAATTGCGAAAGCAACACACATGTCCGCTACGCAGACCACGCGCACGATGGCAAATCTTGAGATTGCCGGTATCGCCGAAAAAATTACCAGTAACGACCGCTGGCGCTTGGCGCCACGCATCGTACAGATAGCCATCGCACACACCAACGCAATGGATAAAGCCGACAAAAAACTCAGTGAAACAAAGAACAGATACAGCCGAGAAGTTTAATTAACCCAAAACGACGAAGGTTGTCGTTTGGAGCTACGGAGAAATATATGCCACGTAAAAAATCCACCGCCAAAGTAGAAGATATGACGAAAATGGCTGACAAAAAAGCAATAGCCAAAGCCGCTAAAAATGCTGACAAGCTAACCCAGCACTTAATAACAATCGATACTAAATACGGCGACGGCCTTCCATACGAACAGGGTCGGCTAATTAATGAAGTTCGTTTTTATCTCAACCACTCAGCAGAAGCCATGCTGCAAGCCGGTCGTCATTTAGTTGTACTTAAAGAACATGAGCCGCACGGGGGGTTTACAAAAGCACTTGAAGACATAGGGCTGGCCCCGCGAGCGGCACAACAGATGATGCAGGCAGCAGTTAAATTTACAGGCTCAAATGCGAAAGCGCTCGCGCATTTGGGAAAAGTAAAAATGCTAGAACTCATGATCGAAGACGATGAAGACCTAAAAGAACTAGCGAGCGGAGGAACACTGGCCGGTCTTGATTTGGATGAGATTGATGCCATGTCTACGCGCGAACTTAAAGCCGCACTCCGCAAATCCCGAAAAACTCATGAAGCCGACAACACTGCCAACGAAAAACTAATCGAAGGCAAAGATAAAAAACTCAACAAGCTCAGCAAACGTGCAAAAAACTGGGACAGCCGCGTTAAAGAATTCAACCAGGAAACCACCAACATCGCCAGCGATGTTCTGGAGGCGTTGAGCAAACTCGAGGCGCTGCGCGAAGTTTATCTATCTGAAGATTTTGGCGACGACAATCGAGAGCAAGCTGACAATGCGATGGGCTGCGTTTACTTCAACGCAATAGAGCAGATAGGACACAAAGCGGCAGAAGTAATAACGGCCTGCGACCACCTGTTCGGACATTACGCCAACCACTCTATGACAATGGTTGATTACTGGGAAGAGAAGCTCGATCAGGAATAATCATGGCAACTGCTCCACTTCAAATTCATATATTAAACGAGCTGCAGGCATTGGCTAATAACCTCGATAACGCCATGCACTCTCAGCGCGGCAAGTTAATGGATACGTTTGCGACAAAATTTGGCTGGAGCAAACAAAAAGTATATCGCCAGCTTAGTGGCATCGGCTGGTCGAGTGGGCGCAAGGCACGTGCTGATAAAGGCACAACCAGTCAGTGTATGGATGCATTAACCGATCTGTCAGCAGTGCAGCGCTTAGGCGTTAGAAAAAACGGCAAGATCACTTCACAAACCCCTAACGCGCGCAGCTTGTTAGCATCTAACGGTCGCGACTTCGCTGTTAGCAATGCCCGTCTAAATGTTTTACTGAAAGAGCGTGGCATGGATGTGAACGCACAAAAACAACAAAGCGCATGCCAGCCATTACGCACACTACACCCTAATCATGTTCATTTGGTCGACCCCTCTTTATGTTTACTTTATTACGATCCTCAAGGTAACCAGCACGTTATTCGTGATGATGAAGCTTATAAAAACAAGCCTGATTTTATCGAGAAGATTAAAAAATTTAAAGTATGGCGTTATGTATTAGTTGATCACTTCAGCAGTGTTGTCGCTGTTAAATATTACCGAAGTCACGGCGAAACACAGGCCAACATGTATGACTTTTTATTGTGGTGCTGGCAACACACAGACAGCTCACCATTTCACGGTGTACCCTTTACTTTATATTGGGACAAAGGCAGCGCCAATACCGCCAGCGCTATAAAAACGGCATTGCATGCTCTTGGCGTTAACGCCATTGAACATGAAGCTGGTAACCCTCGTGCAAAGGGTGCAGTAGAGCAGGCTAATAACCTGGTAGAAAAATTATTCGAAAGTCGTTTACGTTATGAACCTGTTGCAGATGTTGATCAGTTAAACGATGCAGTACAGGGCTGGATGAATGCTTACAACAGCAACACCATTCCACATTACGACAGCAGGTTAAAGCGGCGCTTTATGGCTGAGCCGCGCGCACGATATGAAATATGGCAGATCATTCGCCGCGAACAATTAAGACTTTTACCCGATGAGCAGGTATGCCGTTATCTATTAACTGCTGAGCCAGTAGAGCGCAAAGTGCGCGCCGATCTTACGGTTTCATTCAAACACCCTGTCACCAAAAAACAAATGTGGTACGACGTTGCTGGCATTCAAGACGTGTATCCAAAAGCAATCGTCAAAGTCGGTCCGTTAATTTACGGCGATGCAGAGATTATTCTGTATGTTGAAAACTATCGTGGCGAGGATGCCGAGCATATTTTACAGCCAATGATTGGTGATGAATTTAGTGGCTTTAACATGGATGCGGCAGTTATCGGTGATGAGATGAAGTCGCAGCCCGACACTATCATCGAACAAGCAGGCAAGGCTGCCGATCAAGTGGCTTTCCCTGGTAAAACCGAAAAAGAAATTAAAAAGCTGCAGCGCAAAAATGCCGTTCCTTTTGAAGGCACCATCGACGCTCATTCACACCTTGCAAACACCAACATGCCGTCATATATGCAGCGCCCAGGCAGTGACCTCGACGTGCCTAACCGCATGCAAGTAGAAGTTAAACCGCTCACCTATATAGAAGCCGCCAAGTTATTAATACAGCAATTAGGCCGCACACTCACACCAGACGATAACCAAATGATGCGCGAAACCTATCCCGATGGTGTACCACCAGATGAAATAGAAAACCTGTGTGAATTAATACGCACCGGCCAGACGCCCAACAAAAACTCGCTACAGCTTGTGAAATAAATAAACCGCCAGGTAATAAATGATGAATAACAATATAGAAAACGCCATCCAAAAAGCAAAAGATGAAATTGCTAAACATGGTTGGCGTACCGATGAATATATCGCTGGAAATCAATGTCACCTTGAAATCACAAAAGATGGCCGACGCTTTGGTTGGGGAATGTTTCAGCGACTTTATTGCTGGACGGAAGCGTATGAGTTTGTGACTAAAAAACACTGGATAAATCTAACTAGCTAACTGGAGAGACAGACATGCAAAAACTCGCCGCCAACCTGATTACGCCACTAGAGAAATCTTCTGGCAATGATAAACCACTCACCGCCAATAAAAAAAATAAATGGGGACAATCCTACATGCCTTTAAAACTAAAAAATGTGCTGGCAGATAACGGGCTACGACAATCTGACTGGCAAGACGCAATCATTCAGGAGGGAGGTCGTGGCGCAGGCCGATCATTATCCAGCTCTGCAGGTACGCAGATACTCAACTGGAACCAGTGGCCAAAGTTAACCGACAAAAAAATCATTGTCGAACAGACGGAAAATTTTTTACGCAAGAAAAAAATAACCGAAGGCTTAATCGCTACCATCTGGAATATTGATAACCAGGATACGGGCCGTAACAAAATACCCACGGGTGTAAAACGCGGCCCTCAAAAAAACACCCACAAACGAACAATTTTCGACCTGAACTTACCGGAGAACGAAATGCTATCAGCCACCGCCAAAAGCCATTTTAATATTTTCATCAACCCCTTTATCGACGACGTTCAATCAGCCGATGATATTTATTTAAGCGATGACCAGATGCACGTACGCGCCGCTATGTATCAAACCGCAAAGCACGGTGGTTTTGTTGCCATCATCGGCGAGTCAGGCTCAGGTAAAACCACGCTTCGCCGTGACCTGATTGACCGTGTGAACCGAGAGGAGTTGCCGATCTCTATCATTCAGCCGCGCATCATCGATAAAGCCAAATTAACCGCCGGTGCAATCTGTGAGGCCATTATTCGTGATGTTAGCAGCGAGCGGCCAAAACAATCACTGGAAGCTAAGGCCAGCCAGATCGAGCGCATCCTTACATCACGCGCTCGCGGGGGCAGTAAACATGTCCTGATTATCGAAGAGGCGCACGATATCACGATAAAAACCTTGAAGTACTTAAAAAGGTTCTGGGAGCTTGAAGACGGGTTTACTAAGTTACTGGCCATCATATTAATCGGTCAGACAGAATTAAAAGGCATGCTCGATGTTCGGCAAAATTATGATGCACGCGAAGTGATTAATCGCTGTGAGACCGTCGAGTTGCATCCGCTAAACGGCAACCTCGAACAATACCTGGCACTTAAATTTAAACGCGCAGACAAAAGACTCGATCACATCTTCGAGCCGGACGCATTCGATGCCATACGAGAACGCTGTACGATCCGCCAGCGTGGTGTAAGCGCATCACAAAGCATGTTGTACCCATTGATCGTCAATATCACAGTAACAAAAGCCATGAACCTTACGGCTGATATGGGCGAACAGAAAGTAACCGCTGAAATAATAAGGGGGCTTTAATTATGCCTTACATAACATACACAGATGAACATCTGGAATATTGGGGCAACGTTTATCTGCGTGAAAAATTAAAACAGTACGGCATTGTATTTGAAATGTTTTTACGCATGCCACAACAGATTTTAGATTCCATAAAAAAACATCAATTTAAACCATTACTGTCAGCACAAAGAGTAGTTGCTGCACAAATCCGCCATGAAGATGCGATGCGAGAGCTGCAAAAGCGCGAAGAGAAGCGCCTTGATGGTGAAAATAAAGGGCGTCGCAATGGCGCACCTTTTGAGTCATTACACCATCACCGCTACGCGCACAAGAAACCAAAATATACACGAGCTGCGGTGGAGTCATCATGAAAAACTCAACAAGAGAGCAGCGTAAAGAAAATAAAAAACGCCTTCGAGACCAGACAATTAAAGGGCGCATTATCGACTTCTTGCGTAAAAAACAAAGCGTGGGTGAAGCCGCAAACTCTAGACAAATTTCGGCAGCGCTCGATATCCAGCGATTTACCATCATTTTGTTTGTCACCCAAATGCTCAGCGAAGACAGCATAGTTATGACTGGTTATAAAGAAATTCATAACGGCAAGGTATTGCCTCACTACGCGGTAAAAATAGTATGAGCATCAATGAAATTACAGCCAGAGACACAATGTCGTCACTAGCGGTTGTGGCGATCTTGTATTTTGTTTTCGGATTTATTATCGAGGCCGTTATTTTCGGATTATCAATGTGGTTGCTACTGCTTTTAATTCAGAAATTAGACCAAATAGTTGACCGTTTTTTTAAAAAAAACCAGGGGCACATCGATGACTAACAACAGCTCAATGTTTAACACTGATGATCTACTGACTGCGCTGCAGGATCATATCGGTAAAGAAAAAGGTATTTGCGGAATAAAGCTGGCTCAAAAACTCAGCGGCAGGCTTCTACACAACGAGCCTTTCAAGCGGCACATTCGCAAACTGGTGCAGGACCTGCGACAGCAGGGGCATCATATTTGCGCAACTCCACAGGACGGCTATTACATCGCAGCCAATGAAGCCGAGTTGAATGAAACCTGCGAGTTCCTGCATGAACGAGCAATGAGTTCGCTCAAACAAATATCGGCAATGAAAAAAATAGCCTTGCCTGATCTGCGTGGCCAGCTTCGTCTTAACACTTAAACGTAACACCATAACTTCAACAATCAGAGGATATTATGAAAACATCAATATTGATATTAGCTATAACACTTATACCAGCAACTGCGTCTGCAGATAATAACGGCTTTCGCCAGTGCGCAGCCTGGGATACATTCTGTAAATCACCGGCACAAATTGTCGCAACAAAATGCCGTCTCGGTGTGCCGGTAAAACATGAACAATGCGAAGCGCTTGGCATACCTGGTCGCTACATGATTCGTGGTGGCGGCAGCCTGGTAGAAGGTTTGCCAGTTACTACTCAAGACACAGATCAATCAACCGATCAGGTGCTAGCTGATTACATTTAACCAGGTGTTCAGGCGCTGAGTAAACTCAGCGCCTGAACACACAATAAAAGAGAAAATCATGACCACACAGCAAACAACGCAAGACGAAATCCCACGCGGTTATATGCGTAAAGGTGATGGCACCTTAGTACCAAAAAGCATGGTCTCAGAGCGAGACTTAAACTGCGACAAATTAGTAAAGTCATTAATTAAAACAGCGAATCAAGTGCAGAAACCATTAGCCGCATTTAAAAAAACATCAATGCAGGAAATTCAAAATTTCATTGATGATTCAGCTGCAAACTACAACGCAAAAATGGGCGGAAAAAAAGGCAATATAACCGTTTACAGTTTCGACGGTCGCTACAAAATAGTACGTTGCCATGCTGAAAACATCAGCTTCGATGAGCGCTTGCAGATAGCTAAAGCATTGGTAGATGAATGCATCACAAAATGGGCAAAAGGTTCGCGCTCCGAAATCAAAGTACTCGTACAGGACGCCTTTCAAACAGACCGGCAAGGAAAAATATCAACCAGTCGTATCCTGGGCTTAAAACGAATAAAAATTGACGACCCGCAATGGCAAAACGCGATGAAAGCTATTAGCGATTCAATACAGGTAATCGGCACAAAATCATACATAAGATTCTATGAACGTATCGGTGACAGTGAAGACTACACACCGATCTCACTTGACATAGCTGCACTGTAAAAAGAAGCTGCCAATGACACTGTCGAAAAAACGATAGAAGTGAGACGTGAGCCGGAGAATATAAAATGACAGTAGAAGATTGCACTAGTTGCCAACAAAAAGTTGGCAACTCAAAACATGACGACCATGCTCAGTGGCAAATAACCGCTACTGAGAAACTTAAATTTAACACAAATAGTCGCTAGCGGTTATTTGTCAACTGGAGCTACTTGTTATGTGTGATTTAGTACAGCGATTAATAGCAGCAAATGAAACTAACGGAGAACGAACAGGAGGCAGTGATATTTTCTACGCATCTGCCGAAAGGATCGGTTACTTAGAAGCTCAAAATGAAACTTTATTAATAGAGCGTAACGCATTAGCTCAGGCGCTCGAGAACTTTGTAAGAATTGATGACATTGAAAACAATCTAATTATAAATAAGCCAAATGCAATTATTGCGGCAAGACAAGTTCTTGCCACTTTAGAAGCATAACGACCCTTTGATAACCAGCGGCGTATTTTGCCGTCTGTGTTGATTTACTGGTTATGTGTAATTTTGGAGATAAGTATGTTTGATAAAATAATATTATGGCTTTTAGAGATTTCTATACCACTTTCCATATTGGTTTTTGGCGGCGCATGGGTGGCATATAAGTTATGAGTAAGCCTTACATAATGCCGCGAAAGAAAAAAGACAATGAGAGCCGAAAGGAAAATCTAACCCGTAGGCTCGAAGAAAATATTGAGTTTTACCACGCTTGCGGTCGTATGAGCCATGTTAGTTTTTTGGAGCAGTTGAAAGATTATATTTATCACAGTAACCCACCAAAAGACGTGAAAATAGGTGGGGTATTCCACTGTGATAATCATGGCGGGCATGGCTTTGTAAGCGACTGCGCTGAATGTGGTCGAAGCACATAACAGAGCAATAATAGGAACAAGTTTCTGTGTATTTTGATATTAAAGCGAAAACAAGTAGTTACGCGATAAACGGTAAAAAATAATAATGAGTAAAGAATTTATGCTGCAACTAATTCACCTTGGTAAGCCCATCGCACTTAAATTTATAGAGTCAGATGATCTTCGCCAGGCACAAGTATTGGCTGACAAGCAATGTAATTTATACGCAGGAGTCTGGGTAGAGGTTATCCCGGTAACAGGTGACAAAAAACAAATCGACCTTAATAAGGTTATCAACAATGTCTGATAGAAATGCAGAATTAGCAAAAATACATATCGGTAAAAAACAGCTTGATATGGATCAGCAGACTTATGAAAATATGCTCTGGACACAAGGCCGCGTACATTCATCTGCAGACCTGGATGAACATGGGCGACACAAGGTAATAAAGCACCTGGAAAATTGTGGCGCAAAATTCATCAAGCGTAAAAGCAGTATATCAGTCAGTGGTAACGCAAGCCATAATCAGATATCCATGATCAACGCACTCTGGGCTAACCTTGCTGCCGGTGGTGAAATCATAGACCCAAGTAATGCTGGCCTTCGAAAGTGGCTACAAAATGCGACACGTCGTCAGCACGAGCGTGGTTTGGGCTGGAAATCTCCTAAATTTCTTCCTGGTCGCGTAGCCACTAAAGTAATCGAACAACTTAAGTGCTGGTGTGATCGTACTGGAGTTAAATACTAATGTCATACACGAGCACACCAGAGCTGCTAGATGATTTCACAGAAAAATGTACTGATATCCTGCAAGAAGAAGATGTTGGACTTGATCCTGAGAAAGCAAAAATGGCTGCTCAAAAGATAGCTAGATATATTAAAAACGACTGGGGCGGCCAGCAGATATACTTCCCAAAATGTGCTGAAGACCAGCTGTCTGAGCGCGACAAGGAACTCTGGAACAAATTTGATGGTACGAATCAGGCAGAACTAGCCCATGATTTTGGCGTGTCATTGGCCTGGGTATATAAGATAGTAAAATATATGCGGGCCAGCGAAATAGCAGACAAACAGACCGACGCATTCCCAGATGATGAGTTACAAAAAAATCCCACCCGAAGATGCGCCTGA